CTCTCTATTAGGCATATTGTTTTTGCTTTTGGTTTCAAGAATATTACTTTCACCTGTTTTGTTTCCAGATGCAGTATTCCCATCATCTTCAAAGTCAGCTTCTAAGTTCAACATGGCTTGTACTTGGTATCTTCTAAGGTAAGTAATAGCAGAGCCTACATCTTGGGTTTTAGCACTATTACCTAAACTATTTGCTGACATTACAAACTGTGTACTAGGCAAGTGTGTAATAATAGTTGTAAGTACATTTTCATTACCATTAGTAGTTTCAAGTAATCTAGTTTGGTAAACTATAGATAATTTATGTTTGCTTAAAGATGGCATACAAGCATCAAAGATATTATCTAATGTGCTATATAAATGTGGCTCACCTTTTTTATTTTTAAAAAAGTTATTAACACCACTTTTCTCAAGTGGCAGAAAGTCCTGTCTTGCATCTTCAATAGCTTGTAAGACAAGATTAGTTTGATCGCTTTGATACTTCATTATTTGTTACTCCAAATTTTAGTTGATTTTTGTTTCATTTCTTCTGACCACATCCAGCTATCATAATTGGGATAGTGCATAGATGCTAACTCATAAGGATCATCGCTGATGCTTAGGAATTTCTGTAAACCAAGAGATACTTTTATAACTTGATTTAATGTTTCTTCTACATTTTGTAATTTAAAAGACATAGTTTCATTTTTAGTTACATAATCACACCAAAGTTCTTTTTCAGGAAATGCTTTTGAATATACTGCTAGTTGTCTTTGGTGTGCAGATGAAAACTTAGATGGTCGTACACCTACTGTTTTTAAATCCCTAATGGCATCTTTGAAAACAAAGTCTATGTACCCTAGAAATGGTGTTGGTATATCTTCATGTATATTATAATAAATTTTATGTTGATAATGTTCCGGCTCACCAAAAGATTTATAAGTATCTATAGCTTGATCATAATAACGACTTAAAAGACCACGTTCCTTTTGAGCTTTTATATCTTCCATTGATATATTGTTTTCAATACATTGTTCATTGAAAGAACCATAAAGAAATTCATCAACAGCTTCTTTTGATAAAGAATTATTGCAGACCTTTTTACTTAATGCCAGTTCAACAGCATTACCTCTGAATGCACCTACTCCAAAACTTCCTTTCATGCCACATAAATATGTGCCTATAAATAAAGCTGGATCAGTTATCCACAGATTAATTTTGCTTGGGGATAAATGTTCTATCCCATGCCTAGTGAAAGGATTATTACTTTTCATGCTAACTCCTATTTTTGTTATTCATTATTCGTATTTGGAACGATACTCTAACGTATTTAATAAGTAAACCCTTAAAAGTAAATTAAATAATTATTTAAAAGGGTTTACTTTTATATTATAGTCAGGCATAAGAAAATACGAAGGAGATATTTTATGAGATTAAAAGAGTGGATAAGAGGTAATGGTTTTACCTATCAAACTTTTGCTGATGAAATAGGTGCATCTAAAAGAAATGTAGAAAAATGGGCAAGAGGTGAAAGACTACCAAGGTGGGCTGAAGCTGAAAAACTATTTGTATACACAGAAAATCAAGTAACAGGGCAAGACCTATATGACCAACAAATACAACGCAAAAAAGCAAGTATATAAAGGTTTAAAGTTTGATTCAAAAAAAGAACTATACAGGTATTTAGTTCTAGAAAAATTATTGAAAGGAAAGATTATATCTCGTTTAGAATTACACCCGGTCTACCCATTAATGGTTAATGGTATAAAAATAGGTAGGTATACAGCTGATTTTAGATATGTAGACAGCACCGGTGTAACTGTAGTTGAAGACGTGAAATCAAAGGTAACAAGGACAAGAGATTATATGTTAAGAAAAAAAATACTAGCAACATATGACCCACCGGTTTTGATAAAGGAAATACTATGAGTTGGTCGGCATTAGATTGGGCATCAAAACAAAAAACCGGTAATGGCACAAACAAGTTAGTTCTTTTAAGTTTGTCCAACTATGCTGATGATAATAACACTTGTTTCCCTAGTTTTAAAACCTTGGTCAAGATAACTGAATTAAGTAGGTCAACCATAATAAGATCATTGAAAGACTTAGAATTAAAAGGGTTTATAAGTATACAAGAAAGATACCAAGATATTAATGATTCAAAGAGACAAACAAGTAATTTATATACTTTAATGGTAGGGTATCAAAACAATACTCCCCAGTATCAGAATGAAACCCCACCCAGTATCTCTAAGAAACCCCAATTAACCAATCATAATAAACCAATATATAATGATGAATTTGAAATGTTCTGGAAATTATACCCTGATAGACCAAACGATAATAAATTCGGTGCATTTCAGAAGTATAATAGTATTTTAAAAAATAAAGAAATAAGCTATGATGACTTAATTAATAAGACCAAGATATTTGCTAAATCACAGGAGGGAAAAGACAGCAAATTTATACCCCATGCCAAAACATGGTTAAATCAAAAAAGATATTTAGATATTAAAAAACAATCTACAAAAACTAATCTTAATTTACTTGTAGGATAATCGCACAGGAGTAATTATGGAAAAGAAAAAAGATAAAATAGAATATGCAAATGACTTGGGTGTGTTTTTGCCACACTATGAACTGGGAGAACACAGGATAATATGCCCTAACTGCTCAAGTCAAAGGAATAAAAAATATGATAAGTGTCTATCAGTAACAACAACTAGGGATGCTATTCTTTGGTTTTGCCATCATTGTGAATGGCAAGGTGGCTCTAAAGATAATGGGGATCATATAACCACTTATAGTCCTAAATTAAAAGCTAGTTGGCAAGATGGTACATTCCCCCCAAAAAAAGAAATAGCACCGGTAGTGCCAATTATATCTGCGAAAAATCATAGTTTATCGCAAAATTCAATCACTTGGCTTCATAATAGAAAAATATCTCAAGCTACAGCTGAGGAGTTTGGGTTATATACTAAAGATAGTAAACTTTGTTTCCCTTATTATTTAGATGGTGAACTTGTAAATATAAAAAGTAGGACAAAAGATAAAAAGTTTTTGCAAGAAAAGGGTGCTACTAAATGTTTATATAATATAGATATGTTAAAAAAACATTGGGACAATGCTCCAAATTATGAAGATTATGTACCACAAAGAACTAAAAGTATTATATTTGTTGAAGGTGAAATGGATGTCCTAGCTCTATATGAAGCAGGATATAAAAATGTAGTCAGTCTACCAGATGGAGCACCTCAAACAGCAAAATTTAAATCTGATGATAAAAGGTTTCTTGCCTTTGAACATTCTAAATGGATTTTTGAAGCAGACGAGGTAGTTGTTGCCACAGATGCTGATGAAAATGGCAAGGCTTTGAGGTTGGAGATTATTCATAGATTTGGTAAAGACATCTGTAAAGTTGTCAATTTCCCTAGACTAGATGATTGGCAATGTAAAGATGCCAATGAATGTTTAATAAGCTATGATACTACTGTATTGAAAGAATGTATAGAGTATGCAGAGGAATTTCCAGTTCAAGGGTTACATGGGGTAAAAGAGTTCCATGATGCAGTACAAAATATTTATGATGGTAATGAGCAAAAAGCATTTAGCACCGGTTTTAAAGAACTAGACAAAATATATAAAATAATGCCAAGCACATTTAATTTGGTTACAGGCATACCTAATCATGGCAAAAGTAATTTTCTAGATCAAATATTATTAAACCTTGCTGAAAACCTAGACTGGAACTTTGCTATATTCAGTCCGGAACATTCAACACCTAATCATATTAGACGTTTGCTTGAAAAAAGATGTAGAAAGCCATTTGATATTGGTATGACTGCAAGAATCAGCCAAAGTGAATTGAATGAAGGTGTAAACTTTTTAGATGAACATTTCAGGTTTATAGAAAATACAGAAGAAATACCCAACATTGAATTTATTTTAAGTAAAGCAAAATTAGCAAAACAAAGGTTTGGTATTAAAGGTTTGGTCATTGACCCATTTAATCAAATATCTCCTGATAGAGATTATGCTAAAAGAGAAGATGAACACATAAGGGATATAATTGCTAAATGCCAACAGTTTGCAAGGAATCATCAATTGGTTGTTTGGATGGTTGCACACCCACATAAATTACACAGAAATGACAGTGGTATGATACCTCCTCCGGACTTGTACCAAGTGTCTGGATCAGCACATTGGGCAAATATGGCAGATGTTGGCTTAGTGGTACACAGGGACTTTGAAAACGATACTACAAGGATAATAACAAGAAAGATTAGAGAGCAGGGAGTTTATGGTCATATTGGACAAAAATTCTTTAAGTTTGATAATACTAGCAAAGTGTATACAGAAATAGACGAAAATAATTTAGGGGAATAAAATGAAAGTAAATAATGTAGATATAAATAGCATAAAACCATATGCCAAAAACCCAAGGAAAATATCTGACAAAGCTGTTAAAATGGTTGCAAATAGCATCAAAGAGTTTGGATTTCAGCAACCAATCGTTGTTGATAAAGAAAATGTAATAGTCGTAGGGCATACTAGGTTTCAAGCCAGTGCTAAACTAGGAATGAAAGAGGTTCCAGTTGTAGTTGGTGAATTTACTGAAGAACAAGCTAAAGCATATCGGATAGCTGATAACAGGATAAATGAAGAAACAGGTTGGGATCATGTTGCTTTGCAAGAGGAATTAAACAAACTGCTTGATTTAGATGTTGATTTGAACATCACTGGATTTACAAGCGAAGAACTTGACAGCATGTTTGCAAAAGAAGAAATACAAATCGTAGACCCAATAGATGCTTTTGATGATGAAAACCATCTTATAAATGACGTTAAAATGATCCAACTATTCTATGAACCAGAAACTGAGCAAAGATTCAGAGATATAATAAATTTAGTGAAAGATAATAATAATATTGATAATATATCAGATGCAGTAATGTATTGTGTTTTAAACGAGGAACAACGTCAAAAGGAATAAGTATGAAAACTCTTAAATTACAACCGGTCATGTCAGAAGAAGAAGCTAATAATTTAATAGGGACTTTTTTAGGCACACATTTGATTAAGCACCATATCACAGAAGATACAGAGGTATTTAATGAAAAAGGTGATCTGTTATGTATATTGAAAAAAAGAGTCGTACCAGAAGAAACTCTAGAACAAGCTAGAGCACCATTTAGAAAGGCTATATCTCCAACAAATAATCGTGGAAGTGCAGCAGGTGAAGTAGCAAAACTATATAAAGTTGGTGATAAAATTGGCTCTGCTACTGTAGGTGAAATTAAGGGTAACCAATACAGGGCATTATTAGCTAATGGCACATTGTCCAAAACTATGCACGCAATACCGGTTGACAGTTCAGTTATAGGTTACATGGACAGATACCCAAGAATACCATATTGCAGAACAACTGCTTTTTCACAAAAGTTTTTTAATGAATATAATCAATGTGTACCATATATTAAGTGCATTGACGATGTGTTCAAACAATATGCACCACATAGATATGCAATCCAAAGAGGTATGGCAGAAGAAACATCACAAGATTTTATAATTAGAGATACAGCTTTCACTACTGTGACTGTCAATAAAAATTTTAGGACTGCAGCACATAAAGATGCCGGTGATTTAAAAGAGGGTTTTGGTAATCTTGGAGTTATATCCAGAGGTAAATACAATGGGTTCATAACTGTATTACCTAGATATGGAGTAGGTTTAGACATTAATCATGGTGATGTAGCATTATTTGATGTGCATGAAGTGCATGGAAATACAGAAGTTGAAAAAATTTCATACTTTGAAAGAATATCGGTGGTCTGTTATTACAGAGAAAAAATGATATTTTGTGGCACAAAACAATATGAACTAGATAGAGCAAAGACTGAAACTAAAAAAGTAGCTTTACCAGAGGAAATAGAAAAAGCTAATGCTATTAAAGAAAGAATACTTGGGTAATGTGTGGGGTAATAGGTATAATATCTAAGAAAGTCTTATCACAAGATCAGATAAGCAATCTTCTTGTGCAATCTAAAATAAGAGGACAACATGCTACTGGCATTTCATACGTACAAGACGATGTGATTAAGACTTCTATCATTCCTAAAAATGCAGAACATATTGGATTGGAAAATGTACATACAAAAACTTTGATTGGTCATGCAAGATATAGCACCTCATCATTAGAATACAACCAGCCAATAAGTTACCTTGATGTTTCTATAGTGCATAATGGAGTTATCACCCAAGAAAATAGTGCTAATTGGGGTAAGTTTGATTATGATTTTCAAACTGCAAATGACTCTGAATTTATACTTAAAAGCTATCTTGAGGGTAAACACCCGGTCAAAGAGTATAAAGAAGCATCAATATCTTCAGTTATTTTAGATAATAACACCGGTGAAGTTCATTTTTTCAGGAATGAGAAACGACCATTATATTATGCAGAAACTAAAGATACATATTACATAGCATCTACTAAAAATATATTAGTGCGAAGTGGCTACGAAAATATTACTAAATGTGACAGTTGTTACAACTATACAATAAAAAACAACAAACTTAAAAAATACAAAATAAGAGACACCTTAGAGGATTTGCAATGAACAATTGGACTTGGGGATATGAGGTTGAATGGGGTGATGTAGATAGAACACTTGAAATACCAGAACATTTAGGTAAATGGGAATTTGCAGAAACAGACATACTTAATTTAAATGACCCATACAAATATATAGCTTGTGATCCATTAGGTGAAGACCCACCAGTAGGTGGCGAGATTAATACAATACCAACTACATCATGGCAAAAACAAGTAGATAAGATTATGGAACTTTATGAGTTCTTTCAAAGCAAGGGTAATAATCCTACTGCAAGTTGTATTAACCATGGTCATATTCATGTTCATATTCCAGAATTAATTACTGATATAGATAAATTAAAACAATTGATGGAATACATTAGACTGAACCAAGATGTAGTTATCAAAGCATGTTATGGGTTTATACCACACCCATCAATGCAATCTTTAAAAAATTGCACAGCATATCTAAAATTAGATGGTGGCAGAAGAATACCAGAATATATGTCAAGTAACATAATAAGTCTTTCAAAGAACTTTGATGACTTTATTAAACACCATTGTACAGGCAAAGATGGTGTTTCAATGGGTAGACCATTTAGATATGCAATTAATACATATTGTTTAAAACATACAAAAACTGTTGAGTTCAGATGTTTTCGTTCAACTATAAATAGAAAACAGTTAGAGGATAAATTCAAGTTTGTTGAAGAATTTATGCACAATGCACTTCATGGTAATAAAAAAGTTTGGATGATACTAAGAGATTATGAGTACGACTTCCCACAATTAAATTACAATCGCAAAGAATATCAGGGTTGGATAAATACTAAGTGGGACAAGTCAAGAGGGGAAAAGAAAAGGGAATATGTTAAAATTTAACAAATGCCCAAGAGATGTGTTTTGTAAATACATAAATGACAAGAAAGAAGATAAGTTTGCAAAAACATTTTTAAGTAAAGCTGACTTCCAAAAACAGTGGCAGTTTTGCGATGGCTTGTATGAAAATGACGAATTGATGGGAGCTATTGTAACTACATTTAGCAAAAGAGAACCAAAAATAGCTAATCTACAGTTGCTTCATACATTCAGCGAACACAGGAAAAAAGGTGTAGCTAGTAAATTATGTCAATATTCATTGAAGAAAAGTATAATGAAACAATGTTGGTATTACAGGGTTTCAGCAGAGCCAGATGCAGTAGGTTTTTATCAAAGCATAGGATTTAAAATGCTAGGAGAACAGAAGTCTAAGTGTCAATTATCTATGTTTAGAATACAAAGTGATAATTTTAAAGATGGCATTTATGATATGAAAGACCCAAACATAAGGAAAAATGTATACAAAAAAGGCAAAGGTGGTTGTGTGGTGGTGTTTGATGGATTATAGGCAACTACAAAACAGGCAAAGAGGTTTCATTAAATGGTACTATTGGTCATTAACATATAAAGACTGCGATCCTCCAATATGGATGTTGAACTATTTGTTTGATAGATTTGAGCATAACCTTGAACAAAAGTACTGGATAGCATGGATTTATGGTACTACATATCATTTACCTACAGCATGGGTCATATGGAATGAGTTTCCTGATTTTGAGTTAGTAGATTATGACCGGCTCAAAGACTGGAATGATAAAAACTATTCTAGGTTACGATACCAAACAGACACTAAATACAACAAAGGGCATTTACCGGCACAATTTGCTAGTTATAAGAAATGGATAGAGCATGATAATCCACAAGGAACACAGAGAGCTAAGTTTAAAAAGTACAAAGATAAAAACAGTTTCAATTACCTTTGGGAATCAATAGTACAAAACCTCTACAAGTTTGGTAGATATTCTACTTGGTTTTATATGCAAACACTTAAACAGTGTGTAGATGTAAACCTTGAGCCACATACATTAAAGTTTGAAGATTATAGTGGTAGCAAATCTCATCGTAATGGTATGTGCTATGCTATGGGTAAAGACCATTGGGTAGATAAGAAACTAAGTGTAGATCAACTTGCTTATCTTGATAACAGTGCAGAATATATCCAAGAGCAAATTAGATATTTAGCTAAAGATACAAATAATCCAGCTTCTGAAACTGACCTATACAATTTAGAAACGTGTTTATGTAGTTACAAAAAACTATTCAGAGTTAAAGATGGCAGGTATCTAGGCTACTATTTAGACAGACAAGCAGAAGAAATCAAGAAAGTAGAACAAGATGGTTGGTATGGCATAGACTGGCAAGTCTTTTGGGATGGAAGAAAAGAGTTACTGCATGAAGAATTACATATGTCAGAAATGCTTCATAAAGAATTATATTCTATGTTTATGGAAACAGGAAGTTTTGAAAGGGAATCATGCCCAATTTAATTGCAATAGGTGGACAACCGGCAGTAGGTAAGACCACATTAGTCAAAAGGTTCTTTACAGAATATGATCCATGGAAATCATTTAAGTATAAAAAATTATATGGACACTTCAATGAAGAATTAAATCTCATAATATTAGGAAAATACACAAAAAGCGAAATGTTTTCTGGTACTGATAAGTTATCAATGGCAGTTCAGCCAGACTTTGAGGAGTTTCTAGACTTAAGAGATTTAGAATATAATGTTTTGTTTGAGGGAGACAGGCTATTTAATCTCAAGGCACTTAAAAAAGCAAAAGAGTTAATGGATATACCATTTGCTAAAACATTAGACCTTCATGTTTTCGTAGTTGAAAGTGTACATACAAAAGAAAGACACATTGATAGGAATGATTCACAATCTGAAAAGTTCATCAAAGGTAGAGTGACAAAGGTCAATAACATTAAAAACTGGTTACATGATGATTACACAATATTAATAAATAACGAAGAAGAAGATATTGAAAAAAACTTTAACATATTATTAGATACAATAAGAAAGGATAACAATGTTTAGTCCTGATGGTTTTGAAAAGGCTATAATCGGTGTGTCAGTTACTACAAATCAGCCGGTCATAGTTTATGATTATGAAAAGTGTATAGAAATAATAATGGGTTGGGATGGTATAGAGGATGATATTGAAGCTATGGATTATTTCCATTTTAATGTTGCTGGTACAAACCTTAAAGAGAAAACACCAATCTTTATAAGGAAACATGATAGTGTAAAAGATATAGAGGACTACGATTATGAAGAAGACCAAGATTAAAAAGGTTGGCAGACCTGAAATACAAATAACAGATGAAGTTCTTAAAAGAGCAGAGATGTATGCTGCACAGGGTTTAACAATGCCACAAATAGCTTCTGTACTAGGTATGAGTGAAACTACATTATACGACAAAAAAAGTAGATTTACGGAGTTTTCGGATGCTATAAAAAGAGGAAAAGATAAAGGAATTGCTACAATCACCAATGCTTTGTTCAATAAAGCAAGAGAGGGTGACAATACAGCTATGATATTTTATTTGAAGAATCAAGCTGGATGGCAAGACAAAACAGAAAAAGAAACTATAGTTGAAAACAGACATATATTAGATTTAACAAAGGTAAGTACCAATGACCTCAACCTTATTGAAAGAGCACTTGAATCTGCACTCATTGACCAACGTGAGGTCAGAGAAGATGAAAAGGTCGCTAAAAGAGTTTACCAAGAATAGTTGGCAAGCCATAGAACCGGCAAGAGAGTTTTATGATAATTGGCATATTGATGCAATATCAGAGCATCTTCAAGCAGTAGTGCAAGGTGATATTAAAAGATTAATAATTAATGTGCCACCTAGACATATGAAATCAATATCAGTTGCAGTTGCACTACCGGCATGGACTTGGACAACACAACCAGACAAAAGATTTCTATATGCAAGTTATGCTGGTTCATTGTCTATAAGGGATAGTGTAAAATGTAGAAGATTAATAGACAGCAAATGGTATCAAACTTATTTTGGTGATATGTTTAACTTAACTACAGATCAAAACCAAAAACAAAGATTTGAAAATAATAAAAATGGTCAAAGAATAGCTACCTCAGTAGATGGTGCATTAACTGGTGAAGGTGGTGACATAATAGTAATTGATGATCCTCACAACGTCAGGGAAGCAGAGTCTAGCAAAGTTCGTGAAGGTGTGTTAGAATGGTGGGATCAAGCTATGCAAACCAGATTGAATGACCCAAAAACTGGTGCATTTATTATTATAATGCAAAGAGTGCATGAAAGCGATTTAACAGGTCATATATTAGGGA